TCAACAATATCCATGCAAAGAATAGATACATTAAAACGAATTATGTTATTCTCAATCGTGCTACTATTTACAATTATATGCGCTAAAGGAAAAATTGTTTGTTTAGACAAGTCAACAGCGAATATGTCACCCTCCGTTACCGTGTTTATAAACGCATCATTATCAAAGTGTCCTTTTAACGTATCCAGTAAATTATAATAATTACCCATTTTTAAATTTTCTTTTTAATTCTCTATTTTCAATTTCAGTTCGCTGTCGCTCGTAAGTAAGGTAGGTAAGGCACTTCCGTATTCCCAATTTGGTAACTTCATCAAACTTTGTAACGTCTCCTTTAGCGAGTGCATAGATTGAATTATACCATCCCCACTGCTTATTGAATTGAGTCCGTTCTGAATAGTCGTGTTGAGTTCCTTGTTCTTCTTCATCTCCACTTCCAAAGAGGTAAGCGAAGCTTGAACTAAGTCGTTTCCTAAATGATAAAAAAAAACCGATGCTGCCATAGCAATATCCAAAGGAGTGTATTTCATTAACTCAGCAAATTCATCCGTTCCTGAATACGGCATTATTTCGTAAGTGCCTTGTTTCGTTTTTTTGGTTATCGGTCTATAAAGAACTGCCATTGCTTTGTGGAATGTTTCAACCTTGCCAATATTGTGGTCTAAGTCTACATATTCACCAAAACTCATATCTTCCAAATTAGGAATGAAACCGAACTCCATGTCTTTTATTTTAAACGTGGTTTTGAAATCCGTCTTTTGCTGGAATAGTTCGTTAAAGTGGTTTGCTAATCCAACAACATCACTCCATTTAATCTTTAATACGTCACGCATATTTAAACCGCAGAAAATTTCAATAGACTTTTGTGCTATTAACTCTTCATCGTTTGAACCCTCAACCAATTTCATGAACTTTTGGTAATTCATTAATGGTATCTCACTAAGCGTTGTTGGAATTACTATTTCCGTTTTCATATTTATATAACTTTATATTTGATAATTGTAGTAAGCTAAGGCAATATCAAACGCTTGCCCTAACATTTTTGTGTGGATTCGTATTTTCATAGGGTCATCAAACACTATTTTAACCCTAATACCTTTCTTTTCATGGATGAATTTCTCAACTGTGCGCACCATTAACGGTAGGTCATCTGTCATTTATGTAAATTAATGAATAAAATACTGACCATAATGAGGGTTAACTCCCAACACTTCCATTTCGTGGTAACGTGCTGCGTCAATGCTGTGGTTGTTGAAGTCAATAGGCTTGTTTAATCTTGCACCTGTTTTATCAGTGTCCCAAATGTAGCCACGTAGTTCTTTAATTAGATTAGTGCTGTTTGACGTTACTAAATACTCTTGGCTTTGCATTATCTGAATTCCGAAGTTTATTGAGTCTTTGCCTTTTGTAACGCCTTTAATCGTCTTTCCGTACCGTCTAATCTCTTCGATTGACTTAGGTTCTGAACTATCGGCGTATATCGGTACGTTATCAGGTAGTATTTTAGCTATGTCGCTGTTTATCATTCCTGTACGATACACAAGTTCATTAAGTATTCTTTGACCGTTCCATGTATAAACTTCAACGGCTGCGGTGGGGTCATTCGTGTATCCAAAGTCTAATCCGATTCCTATCAATCTTGCGTCACTTGGAATACTATCAATCTGTTTCCAGTTAGAGAATATAACGCCCTCAAGCATTCCTATCTCACCCAATCCATACACACGCCACCAATTACTCCAATACGTGCTTGTAGAGGCTTTCTCGCGGTTCTTTTCTATTTGGTCAATAATTGACTTGTCAAGAGCTTCATTATCCTTGTAGGTAAGTATTATAAAGTCTGCGTCGGGTTCGTCTTTTAGTTCGGTATGCACCCAAAATTCGTTAGCTGGATTGAAGTCTAAAAATATCTCTTTTTTAGTCCGTATAGAAAGTTCATTATAAGACTCAAAGGTAACATTATTGCATTCGTTAATATAAAGAATGTCACGGCGAGCACCACGTAACTTAGAGCTATCATCCGCACTAAAAAATTCAAAAACACTCCCATTTTTAAAATTGTAGGTTAATAAAGATTTGTTGAACTGGTCATCGTTAAATCGGTTAGTCCATTTAAGTATTTTAAGAAAGTCTTTTAATGCTCCACGTCTTAAATGCGGTATTGACTCAGCAACTACGCTTATTTCAAGTCCTGCTATTCTTGTTGCTTTATCTATGAGTACGGCTAAAATAGAATACGTTTTCGAAGCCGACGAACCACCCTGAATTATTTTAGTTCGTCTTTTTAAAGCCAGTACCTTATTCGTTGCTGTCGTTCTCTGAAACATCAGGAAATAATGGTTGTTCTAAAATGGTTTGTTCTATCTGTTGTAATGGAGCACCGTAACCGCTATCCATTAGTGCTTTATACGCTGCTACATCGCCCTCACGTGCTTTTTTAATTAAAGCCAAAGTCATTAAGTCCTCTTGACTCATTGTTTCTTCTGTACCTGTTAAAGGGTTCTTTAGCTTTTGATTAACTTCTAACCAATACTTTGCTATTGTGCTTCTATTCTTTGCTCCTTTAGGTCTGCCGTTAGGGTTTCCTGTTTCTCCTTTTTGCCACGCAGGCTTTAAATTATCTTCTTTTGCCATAATCGGTGTTATATCGGTGTTTATTTTAATTCAACTCCGTTCTTCTTAATAACTAAACTTGGGTCAAGTTTTTTCATACGGTCAATGATAACTTGGCAGTATTTCGGGTCAAGTTCCATTCCGTAACACTTCCTTTTTAATTGTTCTGCTGAAACCATTGTAGTTCCGCTTCCTAAAAATAAATCTAAAACTATTTTATTTTTGTGTAATATATTTTCAATAGCCATAGATGCTAATTCAACAGGTTTTTGTGTTGGGTGTAAATATTTAGATGCACCATCTTTATTAATACTCCAAACGCTTCCAAGTCTTTTTCCTATTATATTGGCATCTCTATTATATACTAATGCTATTTCAAAATCGCTTAAAAATGTTCCTTTTAAATCTCCTAATCCACCACCACTTTTATCCCAAATTATCATATTTGTCATTTCTCCTAATGGTTGTAAAAACTCAATCCATTCTTTTACTACTTTCCAAGATGTCCATACAAATACAAAGCCATTAGAATAAATTGGCAAATTATTAATCCATTCAGTTATAAATACATTATCATTTTTTAATATTTCAAATTTTTCAGTTTTAGTTCTAAAATTAGATTGATAGCTAACTCCATAAGGAGGGTCAGTAAATACCATATCAGCCTTTTGTCCATTCATTAACTTTGCCACTTGGTCGCTATCCGTACTATCCCCACAAAGTAAACGGTGTTCGCCTATTTCAAATAAATCTCCTAAAATAATATCCGTTTCAATACCACCTTCGGGAACATCAAACTCATCCTCTTCTGCTTCAAGTTCTTCTTGAACGCTTAAATCAACTGGTAAATCTAACCCCCAATCATCTAACTTTTCAACGTCCCATTCATTTGCTAAACTATCCCAATCCCATTCACCAAAACCTACATTATCTTTTATTAAGAATTCGTTTTTTTGTTCCTCAGTCCATTCGTCTGCTATTATAATAGGTATTTCTTTTAATCCTATCTCTTTACACGCTTTTAAACGCATATTACCACCTAAGACAACGTATTTACCGTCAACGTCAGTAAAAACGATTAGAGGGCGTTTATTTAGCATATCAGGAAATTCTTGAATAGACTTAACTAACTTTTGAAATTTTCCGTCTTTTATTATTCTTGGGTTCTTCGGGTTGGGTTTAACCTCACTTATTTTAACTAACTTCATTTAATTAGGGTTGTATTGATACGTGTTGAATTCTTCTTTTGTTACTGCGTGTATTTCTAAAGAATAAATTTCATAGTCTATAAAAACACAGTAGTTTATTTCTGCTACTTTCATTATTAACCTTAAAGCGTTCCAGTCTTGTTTATGTTTATTTGGATTCATAAATACAATATAGTAATCGCTGGTTAATGTTATGCTCAATTTTCGTTCGTGTTTTTGGATAGGTTATCTTCATAACTTGTTGAACAAACTGCTAATCTTTGATCCGTGTTTTCAAACTCACTTACCATTTTGTCATCGGTCATGCAACGTTGAATGAACTCCGACTTTGATTCGTTACTTGTTGGTTTAGGAATTGGCATCTTCGTAAGTGTTATAAACTTGTTTTAATTGGTTTACTCTTTCCAAAATACACGATCCACATGAAGTTGGTTCGTTACGTACTCCAAACACTCTGCTATGAATTGCAAGTATTGTTTTTTGTTCACTTGGTTTTATTACTTCCGACTTTTTGTCAAACCATTCTTTTAACCAATCGTATTCAGCTTGCTCCAGGCACTTCGCCTTTCTGTAAGGAAACAACTCGTTTAACTTTGCTTTGCGTTCATCGCAGTTACAATCTTCTCCTAATAACCATTTAGCTACTTTTGCTACTCCAGTTACTTCGAGTACCTTTTCAACGGTGTCTCCTAATCCTTTGCTTTCAGCTGCTAATATTTCAGCTTTTGTTCGTCTTTTTCTTGCCATGTTTTTATTTTATTAATTCGTAATCCTCGTTTTTGTAGTCCTCATAATGTTCGCCTACTTCTATTTTTAAACTATCCTTGCAGTATTTTAACGTTTGCCATACTGACTTAAAACTTATTCCAGTGCATTTTTGTATTTGGCGCGTACTCATTCCAGTATCTCGGTAAAGTTCATATAATAATTTGTCGTACCAATGCCAACTGTTTACTGTTTCGTTTATTTTTACTTCTAATTGCTTTTGAGCGTTCGTTTTTTCGTATGGACTACTTTCATCTACTAACTGAATTGCCTCCGTTATATCGACTTTCTGTAGCCTTTGTTTACTCTTTTCGAAGTCATAATACATATTTCGTAAAACAATCCATACAAACCCCTTGTAAATGGTTCCGTTACGGTAAAATCGTTCTTTGTTTTCGTGTTTCGCCAGCTTTAAATACATTTCTTGAACTATATCTTCAGCTAAATAATACTCTCCAAACGAGCGCACAACTTTAATCCAGTGTTTATGGTCTGCGTAAAGGTCATTCAAAAAACGGTTAGTGTCCAATTATAAACAACAATAAAATAAATAATACAACTATCAAACCACCCAAAACACGAATCAAACTCTTTCGCATTTCCACCTCATTAAACAACCATTTCTGAATCTTAATACTCGGAACGCTCCAAACAAAAACAAGTACAGCCCTATCCAAAAAGAATAAGGCTATAATGAAAGGAAATAAAAGTATAGTTAAGTATTTCACATGGCTAAGTTATGCAATTTTCTTTTATAATTCAGCAAACGTCCTAATGCTCTTGAGCAAATCTCTAATCTATCACTGTATTTTTTAGCTAAATTAGGTAAGTAACCTTTGTTTGAAGTTTTAATAAAATCGCTCAACATTCTCATTCGTGTTTGCATACCGTCAATCATGTATTCAATGTCCTCAATTCGCTCTTTAATTAAATCAACATCTAATTGTTGACCAGTTCCAGTGCATGACATACATTCATAATCAACTATATCCTGCAAATAAGGAATTTCAGTTCCATTGTGTTCAATTGTTACAGTTCCCCAACCATTACACTCTTGGCAATCTCTTGTTAAATTTTTCATAATTCGTGTTTTTAATTGTTAATTGTTGAACAAATATAATTACATTTTTTAATATAACAACAAAAAGAATAAAAAAAAGCGGAATTTTTTACGTTCCGCCTTCCGACCGTGTTACCACAATCCAAAAATGATTCAGTAAGTGTTCTAATGGTAACTATCTGAATACGTTATTTACTAAAAAACTTTCCTATCTTTTCAATTGATCTACTCGATAAAGTACTTCCACTCATAAATTTATGCAGGTTAGGTTGTTTTACTTCTACTAACTTCGAGAAAGCGTTTAAGCTCAATTCGTGTTTTTGTAGGTACTGTTTAACCATTGCCCTCGTTACTTCATTCGCTTCGCTTAAAACTTGTGCTGCGTAATTCATATACCATTTAAAAAGTCATCGAATTCTTTTCCATAGTTGGGTCTGCCATTTGGTTTTCCAGCTGTTGGCTTCGCTTGTTCCTGAACTGGTTTAAAACTTAGGCTTTGAAACTTTCCTTTTTGTCCGTCTTTTACCCATGCTGAAACGTAATACTCAACGCCACCTATCGTTGCTTTACCCTGATAATGCGGGTGCGTTTCCTTTTCTCTTTTGTCGTTAGTAAATAACGCTCCGCTGTTGTCTCTCTTTTCCATTTTATTTTAATTCTAATTTATAATACTCCAATGTTATATCTGCTATTCTTTCCGCATCTTTACGAATTCGTGCTTGTCTATCCTCATTTTCAAATGGACTATGCCATCTTTCATCTGAAACAGCATCGTAATTCAAATACGTAATTATTGCTTCAACAACTCTCTCTCTTCTTTCATCGTAGTCCATAGGGACTAACATAACTTTTGCTAAGTTTTCCATTTTTACTTTGTTTTAATATATAATCGTTTAAATCTTTCAACCGAACAACAAAACTCCGTTATAGGGTTTGTTTCATATTGTCTTATTGTTTCATACCAAAGTTTGTCTTTTTTAAAATCTTTGATTTGAACTATTTGCTCTCGGGTCGTGTTTTTGTAGTAACCCATTACTTTTAAATCTTCATTCATAATTCTAAAATTAAATTGTTATAATACTCTCTTGCTAATTCTATTCTTTCTTTAATTTGTTCTATTACACTTTCGTCTTTTGCTATTTTAAAGACTTTCACGCGCTTTTCTCTTGGTATGTGGTCAAAGTTATGTTTCTTCTGAACAAAGTCCCTTACATCCAAACTTTCATCAATTAACCCTTGTTTCCAATGTTCTCTTCTAACTTCATCTTCTACAATTTGAAAAGGTGTGTTTACAAGGCAATAACAAAGTAACGCTTCGTCTTTTCCTGATAACCACATATAACCTTGTAATTGATAGTAATAATCTTTATTAGGGCATTCGGTTTCAAAAAACGGAAAAGTTGTAGCATCCCAACTGCATTTAACATCCAAAAGAATTTCATTCGTGTTTACGTCAGGTGTTCCAGTTAAATAATCATTGATTAGATTCTCGTCATTTTTATAGATGAATCCTAAGTCAAGAACTTCATTAACTAATTTGATACCTTCATCTTCAACCTCATTACCTTTGTCAGTGTACCTACTCCAAAACTCTTTACGGATTCCGTATTTATGTTCAATAGCAAGTTCCTGAATATAGGTCTTTGTAGTTTTAGATAAGACCTCACCCTTTGTTTTGGGTGAAGTCATTATGCGGCCTAATTGTGAGCAACGTATTTTCATCAGTATCTAAGGCTTATTTTGTTTCTACTCTTGTAATTATAAATATCTTCAATTAAAGTTTTGTATTGTTCACGATTAGCACAATCTACCATTGCTGTTGGTTGTAATCTTATTTTGTGCATAAAATCATTAAAATCAAATGTTTCTTTTTGAAGTAAACCCATCATTGTTTGAACAAAACCTGTACGATTATAACCAGAATAATAAGGTTTAATCATTCGTATTTTATTAGCCATATCTTGAGCCAAATAAATATCTCCGCATCTCCAAGTTCCTTGTTCAAATATTTGTGAAGAACCATCTAATTTACTACCGCTATAAATACTTTTTGCATAAGTTCTTGTTGTACCACTACCAATATTTTGACATAATGCAATACAATCATTAAAAGTATAATCATCATTTTTATTTGCAAATTCACGTAGTTTAATATATGGCTCAACACCCATATTAGCATATCCTTCCATAAAATCTTTTTTACTCCAATTCTTTTGATTAAGATTTAATGTATGAACTTCATTTAATGAATACCCATTTACAATAATGTAATAAACAAATGATTCAGCTTCTTTGGCAGCCATTAAACGATGTTGTCCGTCTATTACTTCCATTCGTTCATTAACTAAAATTGGGTTACACTTCATTCCATAAACACGAATTGAATCAGCTAATCGCTTAATGTGTTGTAAATTTGGAACTCTGTTTCCGTCAATCTGTTTAAAGATTGATAAATCACTTGTTTGATAAACCTTGTTTACCTCTTTTCCTGTTTGCACGTGGTTACTGTACTTCGCCATTGGTGCTGCTGTTGTGTTATACATAGCTTTTAATTATATAAGTAATAATGCTTTTTGTTGAACTTCATTTAATTCAAACTTTGCTTGTAGTTCTTCAGCTGTAAATTCACCGTTACGGATAGCTTCTACTGCTTTTAAAAATCGTTCACCTTGTATTGTAGGCTTTTTTTCAGTCTTTACAACTTTTATTTGTTCTCCAGCTGCATCAACGTCTTTATCGGTTACAATACCTAAAATCGAAGATAATGCGTAACGTCTTAAATAAGTAATTGCAGAACCTAAAACTTGAAAATCATTCATTCCTTTTAACTGAACGCCTTGAGGAATATCTGTTTGGCTATCTATTTGTTCTCCGCTTTCAGAATGAAACAATACAGTTACTATTGTTTGCCCATTAATTAACTGAGTGAAGCCTAATCCGTGTTTTTGTAATAACGGATTAATCACTTCAAAGATTTTAGGAAGGTCAGCGTACGAATATCCGTAGCCTTGCGTTCCTTTGTGGATCACTGGCACTTCTTGTTGAAATGCTGCTAAACTTTTAAATAGGTTTTTCATAATATAAATTTTAATTGTTTGACAAATATAACTATTCTTTTTAATATAACAATGGATAAATGTTAAATTTTATGATATTTTTCTTTTGCTTGTAAATATGCGTTTCGTGCTTCTTCTTCAGTATTATAATAACCTAAATAAGTTTTAATTTTATTTATTCTAATATATGAATACCATTTTTTAGCAACTTTATTAAAATAATACCCTTTAACATTTTTTCTATTCCATTGATTTTGTTGTCGTGTTACTGCTCTTAAATTGCAAATTCTATTGTCATTTCTAATATTATTAATATGATCAATTTCTATAGGACACTCTTTATTTACCCAGTACCAAGCAAATCTATGGTTTCCTATTGCAAATAATTTATTATTTACATTAACACTAAACTTCATATATCCGTCTTTTTGAATATAATCAACTTTATTATTAAATCTATTATAAATAATACCAGTTTCTGGATCGTAGGTATAACCACGTTTAATTGCTAATTCGCATCTTTCTTTTCGTGTCATAAAATAAAAAAGCCTTAGTGCTTTCAAGGTTGCGGTCTCTACTAACACTAAGGTCTTAAATAAGTTTCTGAATGTAGCCGCAACCCTACAATACAAATATATAAATTTTTAATTAATTATAAAAATTTTTGTAAACCAATCGCACAATTTTTTATACTATTAGCTCGTTGATTTAAACTATTAATTTGTTCTTCAATTGTTTTTTTACAATCTGTTGTAAAGTATCCATTAGAATTTGCAACCAGCGGTATTATGCCGTTTGTACGTATATAGTTAACCATTTTACGTAATCGGGGACCATTCATTTTAATTTTATAACCTTTCGTGTTTAGGTATTCGTTTAATCGGGTTACTATTAATTCACTTTTAATTGGGTTCGCCTTTTTGTAGTTTCTGAATCCATGAACCACTACTGGCAGAATCTCCATTTCTTCGCTTGTAAGTTCGTGTGTGAACTCTTCAAAATTTGTTACGCTCATAATTTAAGTTTTAAAATCCGTAACGCATTACATCTTCATACTCGGCTAAGGTCATTTGATCGTAATGGTCTTGTGCTATGTCTCCATTTAGTTCGAATCGTGTTTTTCTAATTTCACGTTCTTTTGCTTCAGCACGTTCAATGTTACGCATAATCATTTTTAGCGTGTTTCTTAAATGGTTTTCATCCATTAAATCAATGTCGATTTTTTGACCATTCTTCATAGTCCAGTAATACTTTTTCATAATTTAAGTTTTAATTGTTGAGTCAAAAGTAATTATTCTTTTTAATATAATTACAATTCTTTTATCTTTTTTTTATAAGTCAACATAATTTCTCGCAATTCCTCTTTGGTGTATCTTCTTTCTGTTGCTCCATTTTCCTCTAACCATTCAACTCGCTCAACTCCGATTTTGTCAATTAGCCTTTTTCTGTATTCAACTTGATTACCTGAAAGCATTACATTACATTTATAACAACTTACCCAAACATTGTCTTCGTGAAAGCGTACGTTTGAATGTCCTCCAGCACTTAAATAGTGTGATGCGTGTCTTACTCCATTTATTTGTTTACCGCAGCTTATGCAGTTTTCGTGTTTATCTCGCTCACGTATAAATCGATTAAATACAACTTGTGTCATATTTAAAAAGTCTTGGATAGTTTCTAAGTCTTGTTTCATTTTCTGCTTTTTAACTTTCCATTGTTTCGCCTTTTCAGATTCTACCCAAACACGAACACACTCATCTTTTAAACAGTATTTCATATTGAATCGGATAGGCTCAAACTTTTCTTTGCAATGTTTACAGCGTGGCATCTTTCATTTTTAATTGTGTTTGTAAATCCTTATTCTTAAACTTCTCCTCCATCAATAGTTTTTCAAGTCTAAAATTCTGCTGTAATGCTGTTCTTAGTTCCTTTTCCATAGCATCGTAGCTTATTTTCACTTGTTGTAAGTCTGCTAAGCTACGCTCCATTGAATGTATTAAATCATATCTATTAGAGGCACGTTCTTTTATTTCCTCAAGACTTAGTTTAATCTTTAAATAGGTAGTGTCTAAGTTTACTTTGCCAGTTATAATTGTCAATTCGTTCATTTATTCGTGTTTTTGTAAGTTATAATAATCAAAAAGGAACATCTTTATTCATCTTTTCGCTAAACGAAAGTAATTCTTTTCCGTTAACTATATCGGGTTCAATCAAAGGTAGTTGTTTAGCTGGAAAACTATTTGAAATTGGTTTCGTGTTTCTAATCGGATCAACTGAATTAATTTTAAACCCTAATCCGTTATTAAATTCACACAATACTGGTTCATCTAATCTCGTATGCATTCCGCCCGTGTCCATATCCTTAATTTTTTCTACGTTTACCATAGTGTAATACTTCATTGTTTCGTGTTTTATTAGCCTGTGAATAACAAACATATCATCACATCTATTTAAAAACGCCTTACCGCCTTCTACGTGGTCTTTTAAAGGTGGTTTAAGGTGCCCTTTCCACATATGCCCGTCTGCATATAAATTACCGCTCCTACCACTTTCGCTATTTGGGTGCGTGTTTATGTAAATTGTCATTCCCGATTCATTAACAAATTGCCTTGCTTGATTTAAAAACTGATAATTACCTTCATAAGTCATAGGTCGGTCAAGTCCTGTAAAAGGGTCAATTAATCCAGCATCGCAGTCGCTATCTTTAAATAACTTTAAAATATCCGCAGGAGTATAAAGTTTATCGTTAGGTATAAAATTAAAATACTGCTCTAAGTATGTTGCCGTGCTTAATATCTTTGAATCTTCTATTTCAGTAAACTTTTGCCCTAAGTACATTTGTATCATATCACGCAATATTTGACCTTTTTGATTTTCACCACTCCAAATGCAAAACTTTAAATCGTGTTTTACTGCCAACGTCAAAAAATACCAATTAATCCAATAAGTTTTACCTACGTTATCGTGTCCTAAAATAATATTTAGTTGTTTACGTTTAAACAAAAGATGATTATCCAAGTCGCAGTTAATGCCGTAACCCTTTTTTATTTTTCCGTGTTTATAGTCAAGTAGGTATTGTGCTGAATCGCCTATCATAATCCAAGTTGTTTGTTAACATATTCTACTAAATGGTCGGTTTCTTCTTTTTGATATTGTTTAGGGTTTCTACTAAGCCAAGTTCTTAATCTTTGAGATATACCAAATGTTTTTTCTTTTTCAAATCTAAGTTTTTTATCATTCTCACCGTGTTCAGTCCAATAAAAATAAAAGTCGTTTAGCATATCCCTACCATACTCATCTAAAAAAGGTTTAAGCGCGTCAGCAAATTTTAATTTGCGTTCTTCTATATTATTCTTTATATTTAATACTTTATTATTTACTGCAAGGGTCTCTTTAAGGGTGTCTTTAAGGGGGTCTTCAAGGGTATTAATGTTAACTTGTTGTTTTTCAATGCGTTTCAATGCGCCTTGTTTACCAAATTCTTTAGCTTGAATTACGATGTTCATCGTCTTTTTGTAATTATCAAAATATTTTTTTACAATTTTCTTCTTAATTGCAACTTCATTACCCTGATAATACTCGGTAACTGCATAGAGCCATAAGGAATAATCGGCTATATTATCAAAAAACTCTTTGGCATATTCAAGGTCTTCGATGTTTACCTTTACAAATTCTTTTTTGTTTGTCATGGTTGTTATTTAAAGCATAACCCCCGAACCGATAGCCACAACCACGAGGCATTTCGCATTCAGGGGTTAATAAAAAAGTCTTCTGATTCATGTGGTTGTAATTTCAGATAGGCAAATATAAAAATAATTATTTAATCAAACTCAAAATTCTTATAAAAATTATTTGCTACATTAACACGAACCCTCCATTGCTTTATTTTACGATAGTCAATCTTTTGCTTAGGGTTGTACAATATAAGAACTCTCATAGTTTTTCTATTTCGTGTTTTACTTGTTTCCAATAATACTCTTGAGTCATATCTTCCATAATATTATCTTCAAAACTTTTATATACAATTACATATGGATGATTTAATTCAAGTAATTCATCAACTGCAATCAATGCGCATTGTTTGGCAGTACTTGGAAACATTGATTCACTTGGAGGAATACAACCTTTTCTATTAAATGGGTTTCTGTATTTCTTAACTAATTCAAATGCTTTCTCTTTTGGTGTCATAGCTTTTCGATTTCTGTTATAACTTCTTTTAAAAACTTAATTCGTGTTAATGTAAGCGTTTCCTGAATACGCTGGTGGCAAGTAAAGATAGCGCAGCTTCTCGCTTTCTTATAATCTTTTATTTCAAGTCCAATGTAGAACTTGTCTACTAACTCTATTGCAAATTGTTTCGGTGTCATACGTTTGATTTAACTATTATTTCTTTATCACTTATTATTTTAAAGCTTCGAGTACGTTCGTATTTCTGCATGAATTGAAGATTCATTCTATTATAAACATCCTCATGGTATTCCTTACCTTTCAAAAGCAATTCTTTTAACCGCTCAAGTTGTTCTAATAAAACTGCTTCGTTTGTCCATTCGAACACTGCTGTAACTTCTTTTGCTTTCATTCTTCTGATTTAAAGGTTTCGTTGTAGTATTGTTCTGCCATGTGATTTCTTGAACCACAATGCGCCCATGTTTGTTCGTAATATTCTTTTTGAATAGTTAATTTAATAGCATTAATCATCTGCTCTTTCTCCATTTGTTTGGCTTTGTCAAACTCACTATACAAAGTCAAATCAATACCATGATTTTGTTTAAGATTATTAACCAACCATTCTATTGCTGTTTTCATAATTTAATTCTTTTATGTTTTTCAGTTCTTAATATATCACAATAATTTATTCCGTGTTTTTGTGCGTACCTTAAAACGTACTCTTCACAATACTCCAACACGGATGAACTATAAAGATGTACATTATTAATACTCACTGCATAACTTATATAGGTTCTATCCTTATACGTTTGCTTTATCTCTCTAATCCATCTATATTTCATTTCTCAAATTTATAAACGTGCCAAACAAAATAAATCAGTAACCCAAACTTAATTAAAAAACTTGCTTCCATGTTTTCGTGTTTTCGTTGTACCTTAAATTACGAGCTTTAGCATGACAAACTCGCATATAAAGTTCAATATCCATATACCCAGTGTTTTTCTTCTTTTGGTCTAACCAATAGTCAATAATCTCAATCAAAGTTGGATTTGCTTTTTTCTTCGTTCTCATGGCATTAAAATTAAAAGTGATACCAACATACCAAACGTGCCGAGAAATAGCGTTAAACCGAACGTAACAACCCTTAAAAACTCTTTGTGCTCTTCATTCGCTGGAGTAACTTGGTCTAACAAGTCTAAAAAGTAATTTTTCATAGTTAATTATTTAATTGTTTTGACAAATATACTTATATTTTTTAATATAGGTTACATTTTTTTCAAATATTTTTTATTAAAACTAAAAAACCCCTACCGAAGCAAGGGTTTCTCATTAACAATTAAACTATGAATTATGAAATCAATGCAAATATACTACTTTAATCGACGTAGCAAAATCTTTTTAACGATATTACCAACGATTTTAAAAAGACCGCCTTGCGAGTCGACTTTCACCTCTACTTTGTCAGCGGTCTTATCAACAGTTACATCTATGTTTTTACCATCGTAATCCACTTTTAAATCCCCGTCTTTACGCTCGATCTTCAAATCTACTTTTTCAGTGTCAATGTCTACTTTTAAATTTTTCTTTGCCATTATGCTTCATTTGTTGTTATTACTCCTTTTGGTTCTAAATGTACCTTGCGAACATTAGCTGGTTGCGCTATCTTCCATGCTGTTCTTCGTGCTTGTGTTAGTCTGCTCTTTGCTATTCGTGCTACGTTAACAGAGTTATTTTGATTGCCACCTAACACGTGATAGTGCGTTTGGTCTTCACCTACATAGATTCCTACGTGACCGCCGCCATTTCTTTTGAATGTAAGAACATCCCCTAACATTGGTTCAGAAACACGGTTGCCAAACTTATTCCAGTTCAATGCCCATAACGGACGCTCAACTACTTCAAGTCCTGCAGCTCTGCAACATTCAGCTATAAACAAACCGCACCATGGAATTTCATCGTTAGTGTAAATTCTTTCAAGTCCTAAGTTCTTTGCCCAACCTAATATAATTGGATTGTGTTCTTTACCTACAAATTCTTTTACTCCAAGTTGTTTAACAGCTTGAACTAAAATTCTCGGTGATTTTTCTTCTTTTAGCCAATCGTAACTCATGCCGTTTCGTTTATTTCGTCTTCGGGTTTAATAGCAAAATACGAATGAGATTCAATGCTTCTTTCAAATGCTGTTGCTAATTGCTTACCATAACATTCATAAAGCTTAATTTTTAATTCTTGTACTTCGCTGTGTGTGTACCATAACCACATTGCAAGTACTCCAGTTGCTCCTTGCTTTTTAATAATTTCTAAAAGTTTGGTTATATCAATCATTGTATTTAATTTTCTATTGGTGGGAATGGTGGTGTTGGTTTTGGTTCGTATGGTATCAAGTCAAGGTCTTTAACCCAAAGAAAGTCAGGATTAACGCATTGCTCCATTTCCTCTACTGATATTACCCACTGGTCTGTAAGGTTCAAAATTGGATTAAAAAAACTGTCTGGTGCATACCATTGTCCGACTAATTCGTCTTTTTGTACCTCTGTAAGTAACCCTACATAGGTTAACTTTTGTTCTGTTGTTAAATCTGTTAGTTTCATATATTTCTATTTAATGATGTTTGGAATGTGGTTACGCGAGAATTTAGGTTAGCTGCTTCTGTGTCAGTTAAGCCGTCACCGATTGATGCAAAAGAATATTGTCTATTAGACCAGTTTTGCATTAAGCCATCATTATTTAACGCACCTATTGGCATTATCTTTAATGATAATCTTGAACTTGTTTGAGCTGTATCAATTACTTTACTTCCGTTTTTATAACCTGTTGTATTTGTAGCAGAATTTCTATTGGCTATAAATAAACCCCTTGAATCTGTATTTGCTACATTTGGATATGTCTGTAATCCGTAATTAGCATAGAATTTATTATCAGTCCATCTTGAAATCACTGAGTTTTCAGCAACACCAACAGATGCTGTAACACACCCCATGTCATAACCACCATTTAAATTACTTCTTGAATATATTGATAAATGACCGCTTGAAATATTTAATGTATTATCTGCAATTAAATAAGTATTTGCCCATCCGTTAGAACCATTTGGAGTATAACCATTATTATCCCAACTACCACCACCATGAAAAGTCAATCTAAATGCAGCATCTAAATCTCGAGGGTCTTTTAAGTTCCATTTCATTGATGTCGCCGTTCCACCTACAAATGGATAAACCGCCTTCATTTTAGTCCACAAATTATCAGCTTTTAATCCTATTACTAAGTTGTTTATTGCATTAGCTTCTACTTGGTCTTGTATATCAGCAGCCGTTACAAAAGCCTGTGCATCTGCATCACTTACTGTTTGAGTTCCTATTGAGCGTCCTAAGGTAGTTTGAAATGCTTGAACTGCTGTATAAAAGTTAGCTGCTTCGGTATCTGTTAAACCGTCACCTATTGAAGCAAAAGCATATTGTCTATTAGTCCAAAGTGTGTCGTAGTTTCTTTTACCGATATGATATGTAGTATTAGGTTTTGTTGCTCCAGCCGCACCCATTGAACTTCCTAAAACAGTACTTCCGTTTTTTATTAATTTAAAAGCATTTGAAGCTGTTCTTGTATTAACATAAAAGCCTGTTGAATTAGAGTTCGTGTGACTAAAATTAGCTGCCATATTCCAATTGTATGATGTTGCAGCGTAATTTAATTCAAGGTCAACTAAAACAGAACCAAAACCTCCTCCCATATCAATGCCACCTACATTATTAGTTCTTGAGTATATTGAAATATGGTTACTATTTATATCACTTAAATTAGTTGAAGGATTATAATAGGTTTCAGCAAAAGCATTAACTCCATTTGTTTGATACCCATTTACTGAATGCGTACCTCCTCCACTAAACACCAATCTAAATGCTGCATTTGTGTCTAAAGGATTTTTTAAATTAAACTTGTGCGTTGAAGCCGTCCCACCAACAAATGGATACAAAGCTGAAAATTTAGTCCAAATAGAATAACCTTTTAAGTCAAGTACTAACTGATTAATAGCACTTTGTTGAGTAGGGTCTGTAATTGAAGCCGCTGTGATGAATGCTTGTGCATCAGGGTCTGTTGTAACACCTACAATATCCGTTAAACCCGCCCAACTATCAGCGTGAATGTCACCCCAACCAATAGCGTTGTTTGCACCTTGCCCCCAACCTATTGAGTTGTTTGCTGCTCCGTCACCCCAACCGTTACTATTTGCCATATTTATTTAACTTATTGATTCGTGTTTTGTCCTATATGCTAAATTTTCTTACTGCGCGAACATAACCAAATCCAAATGACTTTGATTGGTTAATTGATTGCCAATTTACATAATACCATGCCTCATTGCTTGAAAGCTCGGTGCTTGACCAATAAGCAGTGACAACTAATTGAGTTCCTGAAATTGAATTCAATGTCTTGTTTACATTAAACATATTATTATATAATAAACTTAATTCACTTATTGCAGGTAAATACCAATCTGATTTACTATTGTTTGTTGAATCTAAACATAATTTAGCCGCTCCACTTGTAAATCCTGATTGCCCAACTATTGCATTTGAATTACTTAAACCATCCCAAGTACTTTGAGCTGTTGCGCCTATTGCAGTTCCAGTTATATTACTCCATGCTGAACTTGTACTTAAATCAGTTGTGTCAACAACTAAATAATATTGAACACCATTATCAATATATCTATGAAAAACAACTCCACCCTCAGAAGATACATATTGTCCTATTTCATAAGTATAACCAGTTCTTGCAGTCCAGCTTAATGTACCACTTCCATTTGTTTGTAATACTTGTCCACTTGTTCCATCTGCTGTTGGCAATGTATAGGTAGTGTTGCCAGTTAAATTATTAGCAGCTTTTAAACCTACATAATTAGTGCCGTTATCTGACAATTCCATAAACCTTAAAGGAGCTGCATTTGAACCACTTGAATCGCCAATTAAAACCGCACCAGTTCCGTTAGGTCTTATTTGAATATTTCCATTAGAAGCGCTTGTAATAGTATGTCCGTTTACATCTAAGTTACCACCTAATTGAGGCGAAGTATCTAAACTTACCTCGTTAATTTCAGCTCCAGTTACATACTTAGTATCGTAAGTTGATCCGTTATAATCTGCTATTGGAATCCTATCTGTGCTTTCAACCTTTGCCGCTTTCGCTGTTAGTTGACTTATCTTTACGTCCGCCATTTATTTTGTTTAAATAAATTTGTAATTTTTTAATGTTTTCAGCCTTAGGCTTGTATTTCTTTAAATGAACCATCCAAAATAATTGTTTTGTGTGTCCGGGTACATATCCCCATTTGAATTTAAGTTGTATTCAGGAAATAAGTCTTGGTTAAAACTCATGTAATCAATAAACCTTTCAGTGTAGTGTTGAGCTATTGAACGCTCTTTTTCTATTAAAAAATCTATTTCGTCTTTTTCTACGTTTGTAGCGTTCTCCGAATTGTGTTTAAATACGCCTTTATTAGCGATTGTATAAGCCGCAAAGGGTAAGTATTCAACCATCGCCCAATGTATCAGCATAGGCTTTATATAAGTCGTTACAAGCGTTAAATAATTACCACCTAAATCATCGTTTACAATATCATCTTTTATTTTGTCTAATAATTTAGTGCCTAAGTATGTTTGAATGTGAATATCTTGAGCTACTTTAATCCATTGAATAAAGTTATCCGTGTCTACGTTGCCATTCATGGCTGTAAACTTCACGATGTCATCTCTTGTTATAAGTAATGCCTCTGCCATCTTATTTTCTATAATACCCTCTGTCCTCTCGGTCAATCATTCTTTGACTTACCAAACTTGGATTTTTAACAATATAACCTAATTTCGCAGCTTTTGCTCCTGCAATTTGTTTAGCTGTGTTTACATCAATAGCTTGACCCTCAAACGTTGCGTAAACTCTTTTATTCCAGCGATGATAACAATTAGGACCACCTTTATACAACCATACTGAATATGTCGAAGCTCCATCAATTCCAAAACCAGCATTAACTGGCTGACTTCCCATTTTTATAATATCTTCTTTTCGATAAAGTTTATTTGCTCTCATCATAGATTTGCAAAATTCGCGTCCGTTTTCTTTTCTTTCTCCAGCGTAAACATACCGAGTTAAAAATTTAACGCCATCAATAACCGCGTCTTGTCCACTTCGTAAATTAGGTCTCGGATCTCCAGTTGAAACTAAATTAACAACCTTAGATAATAAACTTTGCTTTGGCTCTTTGCTTAATATCTCGTTGTCTTTGTCATCTGTATCGTAGTCAACTTCGTGTTCATCTATTAATATCCAGTCAGGATTTTCATCTTCGCCTAAATCAATTAACGCTTGAGCAATTTTATCACTTTGTGAACTTAATTCAGTTCCTGTTTCTTCAGCTACCTGCTCTTCGCTTTGTGCATTCTCTAAGTCCATAAACTCCAAAGGCTGTAAAGTCTTAAAGAATAACTTTAACGAAATTCCATTGTAAGCCAATATCCTATCAAAAGCTTCAAGTAATTCATCCTGCATAGGTTTAATAACCATATTATCGAATAAAATACTTGAGTTCTTAAGTTCATCAGCATTCGAACTAAAACCCGTTGACGTTGCAATACCAAATAAAAGCGGACTTGTTACGTTATGGCCTAACATAATCTTACGTAAGCACTCCTCACTTAAATACGAATAGTGTTCAGGTGCGTCGTTTAATGGAATATCATCTACGGTTGTTTTGCTTGTTTCACTTGCATTAAATGCTACAATAGTTCGTAGTCCTTTAGAACCCGTTAATTGTGCGTTTACTTTGTTTGTAATGATACTTTGTTGTTCTTCCGTAGGAATACCATTGTTGAAGTTTATAACCTTTGTACCGCTAAAACCGTGTTGAACTTCATTAATCAAATAGTCTGCAATTTCCTCTTCTAATTTCGCATAAGGAATAGCACCTTGATAATCAGGATAAGCATAATACTTCATTCCTACCGTGTAAGGCTTTACAAAAAGTATTTCTATTTGCTCGTTTGAAAATCCGTAAGCAGGAATTCTTTTAGGTGCGTACTTTTTTACGTCTTGCCAGTTATCCGAATAATAATATCCCTCTACTTCACCGTCTTTATTACACTTTTCAGCACGTAATAAATTAACAGGCATATGGTAAGCCTTTAAAATTCTTTTACGGTCTTTTGAATAATGAACTTGAATAGCGCACTGCCCTAACATCTTTCTGTCGACTACTAATTTACGTACACAATCAGCATGAAACAAAGACATCATTTGAGCGTACTCATTTGGCTTTTTACTTGCATCTAACGCACTTAAACCACGTCCATAAATTAATCTACTTATATTGTTTATTATTGCGTTATTCGTCGTTGAATACGTGTATCTGTCGATTAGATATTGAAAGTAATTATTGTCCTCACCGAACTCAACCCAATTATCTCTTTTAGACTCTTGAATTAATGGCGTTTGGTATGAACTTAAATTAATAATATGTATGTTATCACTCATAAACTATAAAAGTATTTGCAGTTGTATTTGAAGTATATTGCCCGTTGTTAACCGAAAATGTAACTATCGGTTGGTCAGT